ACATAGACCTATAAAACCAGTATCTTTTGTAATACGAGTAAAATGATCTAAACAACTATCAACAAACTTACTATACATGCCTAAGTCTTCATCTAAACCTAAATCGTTAGAATCAGGTATACCAGTAAAAACTAATTGGGTAGTGTTATCCTCTATCTTAGGTAATATATTGAAACAGTCATCGTTTATCCACAGGTTTTCCATTAAAAAAACTCCTCTAATGTTTGTTTTCGAGTAGAATGAAAATAATCATAGTCTTTTTCTTCACTAAAACACCATACGTTTTCGATGTAAATATCATTCATAAACTCTTTGTGTTGTTCTTTATCTTTGAGGTTCTTAGGTCGTTGCATAATTCTCATACCAATTTGACCTCTGAAACTATCTACTTGATTGATAAGATTGTCACTTGTATAATATCTTTTACCTTTGACTTTTGGATCCATAATATTAATTAAAGTGTGTTTACTTCTTTCAATACAGTTCAATGATACAGGCACAAAGAAATCATCTTGCCATTTATTATATTCATTGAACTTATGCCATGATTGATCTTCTTCATGTTCACCACCTTTGTTATATTCTTCAGTAGAGAAATATGGTGGTGATGTAAACGAACAATCAATATTATCTATATTTTGCCATGGTAAGTTTTCTGCACCACTACGATAGATAGTGACTTTCTTTTCACCATCAACAGTAAATTTATTATTTACTTCAAATATTTTTGGATCACTATTACCTAAAATGTTTTCATATTCAATACATTGTTTTTTATATACTTCAAATGTATTTGGGTTTGGATCACAACCAATATATTCTTTTGCATTACTTGTATAGAAACCAGCAAGTCGATCACCCCAACCACAACTTGTATCTAATACTCTTTCTGCGTTAGTCATATCATAAACTGCTTTTGCAACAACTGGTTTAAATTGTGTTGCGATATAAGTGCCAAGTCGTATTGCACCAAGATAATTAGAATGATCTAAAGTTTTACTTGATATGCCACGCCATAATGCACCGAGAATACCCCATACTTCTTTTGCATTACCTTTTTCCCATACTTCAGCAGGGCCTTCAAAACTATAACATGGGCATCTCAGTCTTAATTGTTCATGGAAATAATTAGAACAAACGTTATATGTGTTTGAACAATCAATCAAACCAAGACCATACTTATCAAAGTTATGTTCATAGTCATCATATTTTTCAAATACTTTTCTCTCTAACTTATCTTTGGGTGTTAGGTTTGTTGATGTATCAAATGATTTTAATTTAAGAAAGTTATCAACCATTCTTTCTCTAGTATAGTTCTTAAATGGAAATGGTGGTCTTTCTGTGGCAATATATTCTGCCAAGTCTAATCTAAATTGTTCTTTACCTATCTGTTCAGTCACAGATTCAAACTGTGTTCGATTCATTATAGGTAATCGTTCTTGGTTAAGATATGGTGTAAAATCAAACATTATGAAAAGAAACTTTCTATTGTATTCATACCACTGGCATCTACTTTCCAATTAATCGCATCAAGTATAAATCTCAATGGTTCAAAGAATGACTTTTGAAACTGTGTTTCATAATCAATCAAAGCATGAAAGTTAAACTGTGGTGGTAATTTAGTCATAAACGATATTACGTTTGTTTGATATGCATTAGGTTTTCTTAATAGAACATATTTGATCTTATCACCTTCATTGACGTAAGTAAATCTTGTGTGTAGTTTCTTTTCTTTAATAAGATGATTATAAATTAATGCACCTTTCACATGCATTGGTGTGGACTTTCTATAGATAGAATTACTGTCTGCATACTTTTTAAGACCTTTGACTGATCTTGGAAATGCAATCTGTTCTGGTGATAGATGTTCGAACTCTATTCTAAAATCATTTACAAATGTTCTTAATTCACTTTCTGATTGTGTCATAATGATATTCAATGCTTCTTTAATCTTGGCACGACAAACCATTGGTGTAGATGATTTAACTGCTTCGATACCCATCATTTTTAATTGTGGTTCTGCATATTGAACACCTTCAGAATTATGAACATTCAGAATATATCTTTTCTTGGCAGTCCAGATACCTTTGTCTGCAATAACTTCTCTTGCCATTTGCATCTTTTGTTCATATGCGTTCATATAATCTGCCAGTTCAGCATAACACTTATCAATATATGGTTCAATCTTTTCTTCACAGAATTTATCTAATGCCTTGACCACTTTTGTTTTATCTAAATTAGAACCAATCTTTTTTACAAGACCAGACATATTGATATAGATTGAATCTGTATCTGATGCAATAATATAATCTTTCTTTTCTGTTTTGATTAGTTTATTTAAATACTCATTCATCTTTTTTTCTATCCAACGAATAGATAATTGACCAGACGTTGTGATTGCTTCTGCCATTCGATGATCATAATGTCTAAAGTATTGATTACCTATCGCACCATAGGCACTGTTTAGAGATATCTTTTTTGAAAACTGAATAATATGATACTTGGCAATATCATCTAATAATTTTTTGTTCTTTGTCTTTTGATATTCTTGTTGTGCTTGTATCATCATCTTTTTATATTTTACACGATCATTATATTCTTTTTGAATAATCTCTGGTAGAAAACCTTGTTTATCTGTTTTATACATTGTGCCGTTTGCGGCAACTGTGACATTTTTATCTTTAAGTTTTGTAAGATTATATTTTCTATCTAATAGTTTATCAATATCTAAATCATTTTTTGCATTAACAATTGTTTCTGGTGAAATATTATATTGCATAATCAAATGTGGATATAGAGAGTTCAAGTCAAAAGATACAACCCATTCATGTAAACCAACTTGTGGGTCTTTCACATATGCACCAACAAGTTCTTGTGAATCACTTTCTCTTTTTAAAGGCACACAGATATTTTTCTTTCGAAGATAGTTATAGATCAAACAATCCCAAGTTCGAACTTGTGAATAGATGTCTTCATAATTTACTTTGGCATTATATGCCATTGTGATACACAGTTCGATCAATTTAAGTTTTTGTTCTAATCGATCAACAAGTTCAACGTCTTGTATATTATATTCTACAAAAGATTGAAAATCTTTAGTATACCAATCTTTAAATGTTTCATAAGGATTATCATCTTTCTTTTCACCAAGTTCTACAAATGCGATATGATCAAGTTTAAAACTCTCATGGTTTTTCACTGTGAGTTTCTTATATAAGTCCATATAATCTAGTTGCGATACGCCAAGAATACTATAACGAGAATGAGTTCTACCCATGACAGTGATATCGTCACTACGAACAATACCCCATGGTGATAGTTTTCTTACATCTCTCTCACTCATTGTATTGATAATACGATTACAAAGATATGCCATATCAAAGAGTTTACTATTCCAACCTGTGATAATGTCTGGTGTGTTTTGTTGCCAGAAAGATAAGAAGTCTGATAACATATGTTTCTCAGATGTGCATGGAATATATTCTACGTTCGATTGTTTTACAACAAATTCATTTGTACCCCAAACAATTATTTTACCATTGTTATGATTTTTAATTGTGATACAAAGAACTTCTTCGTCTGCATCACCAGGATCTGGAAAACCTTTCTCACACGCAACCTCAATATCGATTGTAAATATTTTAATCTTTTTTAAATCATAGTCAATATCGCCAGGATAGTAATCAGAAATATATTGATAATTAAATCTTTCCATACCATAGGCAAAACCATCATGTCCTTCATATCTTTGTATGAACTCTTTCGCATCTTTGATTGATTTAAACTTTTTAGGTATTAGATATTTGCCATCTAATGATGTATATTTTGTTTTGTCTTTATATTGATGATACATGGTAGGTTGAAAATATACTTTATCTTCAAAACTTTTACCACCTTGTATACCTCTTACAAGTATTTCATTACCATATTGTATTGCGTTTGTATAAAAATCGTTCAAGGTATTTTTACTTCAAGTCCATCATGTTCATTGTATAAAATAAGTTGACAAGATAATCTACTATGCTTGTCGTCATAGTTATCTACATAATCTAAAATTGCCTGTTCAATATCATTCTCATCTTTTGGTGTGACTTTATCTATCCAGTTTTCATCAACATGAACATGGCAAGTACCGCAAACAGAACCACCACCACATACTGCATCGATACCTTCAATGTATTCGTTCTTAGAATGAAACCTTGCTGCTTCCATAACAGTGGTATTCTCTGGCACTTCTACTGTTTCGATGACGTTATTATCTTTATCTTTGAAAGTCACTTTGGGCATAATTAATATTTTATTATATCACAGATTGACTGAAAAGTCAAGTATTATTTACCACCAACGGTGTCTGTTTCGTCTTCTTTATCACGGTAATCAGATAGAACAAATGTTCTATTTGGACTAACTGATACTCTAAATCTTGTCAATAAATCTCTATTCACAAGAACGGTACTTCTGGAATCTTTGAGTTCTAAACCAAAAGGCACATCTTTATATATTTCGCCATTAAATGTGACTTCTAGTAATACAATTGGTCTAGTGCCCTTTTCACTCACATGAACCGGGTGTGACATACCAACAATATTATTTGTAAACTTTTTACCTCGATACGACCATACTGCTTGATTCTTTTTAATTTCTAATGTATCAACATTTAACATTGTTGCTCGTGTGCCATTACCTGTATCAAACTTGGCACGAAGTGGACCAATACCTTTGATATCGATTGTTTCTAAATAACCACATTCTCTTAATGAAACCACATCCCAGTTTTCTTTGTTCGTAAAATATTTTACATATCGTCTAACCATTTCTTCACCATCAACTTTACCATCATTTTTTGATGAATAGTTTTGATACATATAACCCTCATAGTCTGCACCAGAACCAGGTGAACCATTAACTTCTAATATCATTGGTTTACCATTTACGATAACATGATCAACACCAACTAATTCAGTTGCACATGCTCGTGCTGTTTTGATAATAATATCTTTTTCATCTTGTGATCTTTC